GCAGTAGTACAAGGGGCCGCTGGTGTAGGAATACAATTATTAGCAAATAATGCAGCGGCTTTAACAATTTCTACCACAGGCGCAGCTACCTTTTCAAGTCCAAGTTCAATAATAGCAAATAATCAAGGAATCAGGGTATATAGTACAGATTCTCAAGCAGCAGATTTAGGTGGTGGGATTTCATTTGGTGGTAATTATATAGGCACTTCAGTTAATGCTGATTTTGCAAATATAAAATCAGGAAAAGATAATTCTACAAGTGGTAACTATGCAGGATATTTATCATTCTCAACAAATGCACAAGCCACAGGTAATGTGGAACGAATGCGCATCACTTCAAGCGGTAGATTAGTAGTCGGTACGCAAGGATTTGGAAATTTTGACCATGCATTTTTAAATGTGTCAAATCAAGGTACTGCTGCATTTGCTCAATTTTCGGGAGCGGGAAACCCTCCTTTAGGTGCGTGGAATAATGCTGATTCAGGAGATAATTTGTTCATGCGTTTTTTCCAAGGTGGAGGTGGCAGTACGGCAGGTAGTATTGATTATAATAGAGCGGCAGGATTAGTTAGATATAATGCCACTTCAGATAAAAATTTAAAAAATATAATTGGAGATTCTGATGGAAAGAAATCAATAGAGATTTTAAATAGCACTAGAATTAGAGAATATTCTTGGAAGGAAGATGAAACAAATAAACCTCAAATTGGAGTAATTGCTCAGGAATTATATGAGACCTACAAGGGTGCAGTTTCAGTAGGTAGTGATGAAGAATTACTAGGAACAGAAGAGTACAATCCTTGGGGGGTAGATAAAACTGCTTTTACTTTTCACTTGATAGCAGGATGGCAGGAACACGAAAAACAAATCAAAGAACTACAAGAACAAATAGATAAACTTAAAAACGCATGAAAACAATCGAACCTGTCTCAATCTGGGACAACGGACAAGTACTAGAGGCAACTATCTTAAATGCCTATGCTGTAAATGTTACACTAGGAACAAGTGCGACATTCTACTATCAGCTATTTTCTCAAACAGTTGAGGGTAATGTATCTCAACAAGTGGCACAAGGAAACTTGAGCATGACTGGTGAAGCATACGCTCAATGGGAAGTGGACTCCTACGCATGGGACTGGGTAGCAGCACAGCTGAACCTAACCATCACTGGTGACTATTCACCGCCTGTACCACCATCTCCTGAGCCTACTCCAACGCCTGACCCTGTAACCGAAGAATAATCATGGCAAAAATAAGCTCATACTCTACAGATGCTACGGTATCCTACACCGATAAGTTAATCGGTACTGATGCTCAAGACAGCAACATCACTAAGAACTATACTATCGGAAGCATTCTATCAATGCCTTTACCAAGTGTTCCTGTATACGCTAATAATGCAGCGGCTATTGCAGGAGGACTTGTTCCTGGCAACGTGTACAGAATCACAGGGACAGACCAACTAGGGGTGGTGCATTAAGTATCTCCCCACTAAAATTTAATCTAATGGACATAAGAAAGATATCGGTAGGCCCAGATTACAAGGGCAGCGCAATGCATTACATCGTGGGTCAGCGAGTACTAGGCGACTCCAATGAAATACATTTGATTAAATTCGATGAAGAAAAGAACTCGTTTAAAATATTTATCATCAACGATAAATTAGAGGTAGTGCTTTGGAAAGAATTTAATTCTACAATACCGGTATCGGTCGAATACAATATTAATATCTAATGAAATCCCCATTTTACTTTATTGCAAAGCCCGTAAATGGCAAAAGGTACGACAACACAAAAGACATTGGTGGCATAGAGCTGATAGTAAGCACGTCAGAGGAGGACCACAAGTTCTCCAATAGATTTGCTGAAGTAATAGAAACTCCGCTAGGATACGAAGGGCCTGTGGAAATTGGAGACACCCTGCTCGTTCACCACAATGTCTTTAAGTTTTACAATGACATGAAGGGTCGTCAAAAGAGTGGCAAGTCATTCTTTAAAGATGACCTTTTCTTTATTGAGCCCGACCAATTCTTCATGTATAAAAGCAATGGAGAATGGAATGCTTACGATAGGTACTGCTTTGTAAAGCCAATTAAAGCAACTGAAAGCTATATCAAAAAGCCTTTCAGTGAAGAGCCACTCATGGGGATTATGAAGTACCCGAATAAATACCTTTCAACGCAAGGCATAAAATCCGGGGACATGGTCTGCTTTAGCCCTGATAGTGAGTACGAGTTTACTGTTGATGAAGAAAAACTTTACAGAATTTTTGACCATCAGATAACAATTAAACTATGAATTTACTATCTTTTGACAACGTACTTCAAGACCCCACATATTATGTATCAGAAATTTATTCATATGGATTTCAGGACGTGGCAGATGGACAGCACATATTCAGAAACATACAACCTAGAGGAAGTCACGATGACTTTGCCAAATATGTATCTAAATTATTTCCTGACTATAAGGTAGAGTTTAATTTTGTAAGGAGGTCTCCATTAAATCAGGAGGAGCCAAACTTTATCCATAGCGATGAAATGATGGGAGACATCACTTGCATCCTGTACTTGAATGAGATGTGTCCAGTTGATGATGGTACTACAATCTATGACCAAGACAATAACCCATTGGTTGTAGTGTACTCAAAGTTTAATAGAATGATTGCTTTTAATTCTGATTCACTACACTCCAGAAATTTGTTTGAAAACTTTGGAGAAGGTGAGTCAGCTAGATTAATTCAGGTTGCGTTTTTAAAGTACAAGAAATGAAAGACGTGAAAGAAATTAAGCTTAGAATTATTAATGCAGGCTACAAGGCAGTAGACGAATTGATTAAGGTAGCCGAAGAGAGTGTAGTTAAGAGTGGAGATGTAGAAGGTGAGCTTGCTGCAGACAGGTTAAAGAATGCAGCGGCTACAAAAAAGTTAGCAATATTTGATGCGTTTGAGATTCTCAACAGAATAGAGTCAGAGAAAGAAAGCTTAGAGGCGATAGACAAGGGGATAAGTAGAACTGATACTAAACAAGGGTTTGCAGAGCGAAGGTCAAAGCAGTAGTCTGTGTAGGGTAGTAAAGGATTATATTCCTCCTGCAGTAATCTCTAACAAGAATAGAGTGATGTCGTGGCTGTACGGGTATAACGAGCAGTACGATGTTGTTGTTATTTCTAAGAACGGGAAGATAGGGGATGTGGTAGAGATATCAGGTTTGAAAATTGCTTTGCCTATTGCTCCAGAGAAGTGTCATCAAAGACACACATCTAAAGCCGAGCAGCATTGGGAGAGAGAAGATATACCTAAGGAGTTGGCTAAGATTCAATCTATATTCCAATGGAACGATAAGCCAAAGGAGTTTAAGGATAGATGGGTAGATTACATCGAGCGAGAGTTTGACCGCAGAGAGCAAGGTTTTTGGTTTATGAACAATGGTGTGAAGACCTATATTACGGGCTCACACTATATGTATCTACAATGGTCTAGCATTGACGTAGGATATCCTGACTTCCGTGAGGCCAATAGAATCTACTGGATATTTTGGGAGGCCTGTCGTGCAGACCCAAGGTCATTTGGTATGATATACCTAAAGATTAGACGTTCAGGATTCTCATTCATGTCATCATCTGAATGCGTCAACATAGGCACGCTTGCACGTGATGCACGTATTGGCATCTTGTCTAAGACTGGAGCCGATGCAAAGAAAATGTTTACCGATAAGGTGGTCCCAATTAATAGTAGGCTACCATTCTTCTTTAAGCCTATCATGGACGGTATGGACAAGCCAAAGACAGAGTTGGCATTTCGTGTTCCTGCATCTAAGATTACTAAGAAGAATATGTATGAATCAGATGATGCAGATATTGATGGACTCGATACTACTATTGACTGGAAGAATACTGAAGACAACTCATACGATGGTGAGAAGCTATTGTTCTTGGCGCACGATGAAAGCGGTAAGTGGACAAAGCCTGTAAACATCAAGGAGAATTGGCGTGTAACAAAAACCTGTTTACGTTTGGGTAGTAAGATTATTGGCAAGTGCATGATGGGTTCTACATCAAATGCCTTGAATAAAGGTGGGCAGAACTTCAAGGATATTTATGAGGAGTCAAACGTAAAGATTCGTAATGCCAACGGCCAGACGAAAAGTGGGATGTACGCCATATTTATTCCAATGGAATGGAACATGGAAGGATTTATAGACTTATATGGCCATCCCGTATTTAATAAACCGAATGAACCTATAAAGGGAGTTGATGGCAATTGGATTAAAAATGGTGCTATAGATTATTGGGAGGCGGAAGTTGATTCATTGAAGAGCGACCCAGACGCACTGAATGAATTCTATCGTCAGTTTCCACGTACAGAGTCTCACGCATTCCGTGATGAGAGCAAATCATCTATCTTTAACCTGACCAAGATATATCAGCAGATAGACTACAATGACTCCATGATTAAGGAGCACTACATTACAAGGGGTTCCTTCTCTTGGAAGGATGGCATTAAAGACACTGAAGTAATTTGGACCCCTGATAATAGAGGGAGATTTTCAATTAGCTGGTTCCCACCAAAACATCTACACAATAATGTGCACATTCGTAATGGAATTAAATATCCCGGAAATGAACATATTGGGTCATTTGGATGTGATTCATACGATATATCTGCTGTGGTTGGCGGACGTGGTTCTAACGGAGCGTTACATGGAATGACTAAATTCCACATGGATGACGCTCCAGCAAATGAGTTTTTTCTAGAGTACATCGCAAGACCACAGACTGCTGAGATATTTTTCGAAGAAGTTCTGATGGCTTGTGTGTTTTATGGGATGCCAATCTTGGTTGAAAACAATAAGCCAAGATTATTGTATCACTTAAAAAATAGAGGGTACAGAGGTTTTTCTATTAACAGACCGGACAAACAGTTTGCTAAATTGACCAAGACTGAACGAGAGTTAGGCGGAATACCAAACTCATCAGAAGATGTTAAGCAAGCTCACGCTTCAGCGATAGAGTCGTATATCGAGAAATTTGTTGGTCTTGATTTAGAAGGGAAGTACAGAGATGCAGACCTTATGGGGACTATGCCATTTACAAGAACGCTTGAAGATTGGGCTAAATTTGATATAAATGACCGAACAAAGTTTGATGCTTGTATTAGTTCAGGGCTTGCAATAATGGCCAATCAGAAGCACCTGTACGTGCCTGAAAAAAAAGAATCGAAATTAATTATTAACTTCGCTAAATATAAGAACGAAGGGACAATAAGTCAATTGGACAAATGAAGAATATAACAATCCAAATTAATTCGGTATCGTTTCCTAGCCAATTGGCCACGGATGCTGAAAAAGCATCGGATACCTTTGGTCTACAAGTTGGTCAAGCTATACAATATGAATGGTTTAGAAAAGATGGTAACTCTTGTAGATACTATGGACAATGGCAAGGCTTCAGAAGATTAAGACTATATGCTCGTGGAGAGCAGCCCATAGGTAAATATAAAAATGAATTAGCTATTGACGGAGACTTGTCTTATCTAAACTTAGACTGGACTCCAGTTCCTATTCTCCCTAAGTTTATTGACATTGTTGTTAATGGTATGTCTGACCGACTATTTAAGGTTAAGGCATACGCTCAGGATGCAATGTCTCAGGCAAAGCGTAGTAAGTATCAGGATATGATTGAGAGCCAGATGGTGGCCAAGCCTGTACTTGAGATTATTCAGGAAGAGACTGGAGCAAATCCTTTTGTTATGAATCCCGATGACCT